TAGAACTGCTAATTCCAGCGACAGAGAATGTACCGTTGTACCCATAGTTTTTTATTCCTGTAGTATTGTTAGTACTAGTGATATTTAAAACTTCGACTTGTGCTCCAACTGTTAGATCGTGAGGAAGTTCAGTAATAATATTTGCAGTCCCACCAGACCAGTTTGCATTTGCAATAAATCTTGGATTTCTTAATTGGTTGGAATTTGTTAATGTTGCAGTTGTTTGGCTAAAGTACTTAGCAATTTCAGTTGTTCCTGTACCGATTGTATTATTAGATTCCTGAATGACGTAACCCTCTAAAGGTGGTCTTGCAGTTGTTGGAGAATCTTTTGGAATAACGTAACGAATTCTATAAACAGAATCCGCCAAATTTCTTGTAATTGGATTTCTTTTAATGTAAGTTCTTGTTGTTGCATTTCCAAGTCCTGCAGTACCAAGACTTAAAATTTTAGGACAAATTGTATTGTCAGTCGCAACATTAACATACCAATTACTTTGTGCGATATCATATTGAATAGGATGCCCAATATCTCCACTATTTTTATCACTAACCCTACTTACAATGCTTAAAACTCCACCATTTGAATTTAATGTAAATGCGTTGTTATTAATTGCGTCATTCAGTGTTTGTGCAATTTTAATCTTATCTGAACCAATACCTGATGTAATGGCATAATAAACTTGATTGTTATCGACACCATCAGGAAGATTGCCAGTTTCGCTGATGATGCGAATTGATTCACCATTCAAGAATGAATGCGAAGAAGTTAAGGAAAGAATATTTCCACTAATACTATTAATACCAGCAACACTTCTACCTACTGTGAAAGTTTTTTCTGATGAATTTTGATCTAAAACAATCCCATTATTAGGAATAACAATACGAGCAGAATATTCTGTTGTTGCATTATTTTCAGAAATTTGAAGATAAAGTCTATCATTATTTTTTGCACCAATTCTATACCCATCAACAATTTCTTCGGGAGGATTATTTAAATTTGTTTCATTATAAAGATAAAGTCTACTGGTTGTTGCTGCAGATACTATTGTAGAAACATCCAGCGAAAGATAATCAACAACTATTTCTTCATTTTCTATTTCTTTTGGTGGAATGATATGAGTAAAGTAACCAATATCATCTCTTGGAAATGCTTCGGGTCTAAATCCTGATGCTGATAATGCTTTTGCACCAAAGTTAGAGTTGGAGTTATTGATAGAGAAATCTCCACCAGACTCAACAGAAAAATGTTCTGCAAATCCAATTGCAAAGACAGATACTAACTGTAAATATGCATTATTGGTTGCCTTAATATGGAAGTTCTCATATGAAGGTTTAAATCTTGCTCTTGAATCACTATGAATATTTGAAACAGATGCAGAATCAAGGTAAGTTCCAGAACCAATATCATATTTTACAAATGCATTATCATCTTTTTGCAATCCAATACCAGTGTATTGCGCAACAACCATACTCTTAAATCCTGCTGCCTTATTTCCATCAGCAAGCAAACCACACATACCATAAACAGATCTTAATGAAACATTAAAGATATATGGAGATGCAGAAGTAACTGTATCTACTTCAATATTAATTTTTGCTCCTGTAACACCTGGAAGTGGATTTAGTGGAATGTTTTGAACCTGATATTGAATTTGAGTAGAACTTAAAACGCTACCAACAACATATGTTCCATCATAACCAGCTGCACCAACTCCATTGATTTGAATTGGAGTATCAACGTTAAATTGATCTGTTGCTTCAGAAAAATCTACAGTGATTATTTTTGTACCAGTTACACCATTACCAGATTTAATACTACTAATTCCTATTTCAGTTCCTCTCGAACCAACAATACGGTACTCATCAATAACTGGTTGAATATCAATTACAGAATATGGAAAATCTGGTTCAATTGCTCTTCCAGATCCTTGTCCATAAGCAATACCAACTTTTTGGTAGTACATATCCAGATCAGTACGACCATCTGGAAGAAATGTTATGAAATCGTCAGCAATTGAAACATCATTTACGCCATCAGCATATTCAAAACCTGCTAATTTATGGTGCGAGAAGTTAGGTACAAATTGGTTTGAGGTATAATCTTTATAGCAAATTTCATTTGGATTTGCATCAAGAATTGTAAATTGCCATAAGTAACAAGCTCCAGTTACACGAAATACGCAAGATCTTTCAATCTGAGAATTTTCTGGATTTGGAACATAGGTTGGACGAATCTTTGTCTTGCGAAGATCCATACCAACAATAGAAGTACCACGAGGAATAATAACTCCACCGTAAATACTATTCAGTTTATAAAGAGAATTATTTTCTACAGTTAAATCAAAGTTTGTTGTCAGATTAAATGGTGAAAAATCTTGAACTACTTGACCACTTCTTTTAAAATATTGTCCTGCTGTATCTGTTGGAATATATCCAGGACGGTTATCTACAATGTGATCACCAGGATATAAAAGAATTGTTGTTTTATTAAATCTATCGTTATTTAAACCACCTTGATAAGAAAATCTTGATACTTCTAAAAGTGCCCTTTGAATCGTCTTAAAGGGACGGGTTAATGAATTTCCTTGGTTTTCAATACTATCAGTTGAATCCAAACTGTTAGGATCAACGTATAGAATTGTGCCACGAACTGATTTAAGAAAATTATCAAGACGACTTAATCCCATTTTACTAATTCTTATGGTTCCGTTATGGATTATTTATCATACAACAAAACCACCAATTTCTTGGTGGTTATGAAGCACACGGAAGGGGTTTGGTTAGTATCGCCTCTTAGTTCCAGGGTTGTTCTTTCCATAATATATTTATGGTTTTGTCAAAAACCATAGTAAACCTATGCTTTCTTGTTCTGTCTCTCCATTCACCTTTTAATCCTTTAATCGAACCTCTGGAATGTTTGATAAAGTTTCCATTTGATTGTTTGATCCAAAAATCTTTTTTTGGATCAGTCATACCCCGATAAGAGAAATTAACAGCACGATAGATGATTCCAGTGTGCCTAGAAGAATCAGCATAAGAAATAATAGCCCTAGGATTGGCATCTTTTCTAAACCTCTTGATACAACGACTTACGAACCATGATGTAATATTATATTCTTCCTTTTGAATATCTGGGTGAATGCAAAGTCTTGAGAGTTCATAAAGTCCATCTTGTTGATGTCTTTCTAAACCAAAAGCACTTACTGCTATTTCTGGGACGGGGATTTTAGTAAAGATACAGACACCGAGAGCACCACCAACGTGCAGAATATCTGTAATACTGTTACTGTAGAGTGCATAGTTGTAATGGCTTTTAAAGTCCTTTGATTCGTCTTTAAGATAGTGGTAAGTATAGAGTAAATCTTTAATTTCGCTCTTACCAACTTTATCTATAAAGTAAGCACTTTTACTCATGGAATTTGTCTGGTTTCCAACATATATTCTACTGTACTTGCCACATCATTCATTGCATCTCTTAAGTCTGGGCGTTGTCCAGATTCTTGACGAATAATAGGACGACGATCATCAGTCAAAGTCCAACGCCATTGTTTCATTGATTGACAATACCAGAGTTTAATGTTCATATCTTTATATTGTTTTAAGTATTTAAGCCTCCGACAAGACTTGAACTTGCGACATCGGCTTTACAAAAGCCGCGCTCTACCAGCTGAGCTACAGAGGCAATAAAAATATTATAAAGTATTTAAAGTATTTCGTCAAGTACATCTGGATTTTCTATGTCCATTTCAAATAAACAAGGATGTGCTTCCTCATCTATTAAATAAAATGATTTTTGATAAAAAATTTCTGGTGTCATTGTTAGTTGCCCATTTGCTCTTTCAATAATCTCTGAATCATCTTGAATAATTAAAGGCAATTCATCAAAGGTGAATGGAATGTGATTGATATGATAAGTTTTTATAATAAACTTATCTTTATCAGTTTGATACCAATTGTAAGAATAAGTTATTTTATGCTTCATTGGTTTTGATTTTATTTATTTAATCCACTTACGAATAGCATTGTCACTCACACCATATTTTTTGCCTACAGCAATATATGAACTTTCTTTAATTTCTTTAACCAATTGTTCTTTTGATGGCCTTTCAATTTTTCTTTGTGATTTTGAATGACAAGAAAAACATAAACCAGTTTTACACTTTCCTTTAAGTTGAACTTCACATGAAGAACAATTATAAATTTTTTTAATTCTTGCTATTTGATTTTTATTTTTTAATGTTTGTGAATTAGTATTCTTTTTATTTTTACCACGATATGTAGGTGTTTTGGCGTGGCAGTTAGGGCATAATATTTTTAGATTTTCCAATGTATTATTATAATGATCCCCATCAATATGATCCAATTCTAAAGGTATTGATTCGCCTAACCACTCATTTAGACCACAACATTCACATTTATGTTCTTTTATTCCTTCACTTATTAATCTTTTTCTCAATTTATTTGAACTATATTCATAATCTTTAACCAATATCTCATTTAATGGAGTAGTATTAAAGTTATGGGTTTTTCCTTTTAAATGTCCCTGTCCCGTGAAATGTGATGTATCAATATCATAAAGTTTTTCAAATTTTTTAAAGACTCTATAATTTCCTCCCTTTGGAGAAACTCCAAGTATAGTAAGTGCTTGAGCAATAGAAAAACTGGATTCTACTGCCCCTTTAAATTCTTCTACAGAATAAGAATGTTTCATATTGATAAACACATTACATAGTTATTTATATTAGTTTATCAGTTCATAGGAGTGATCGGATTCGAACCGACCCTGGATGGATTTTCTTACCACTACGACTTTCGCCGCCTCATAGAGTTTGTGGTCTGGACTATACCTTCATCATACCTTTCGGTTTAGATGTTCCCCGTCTAGTCTCTACACCTTCATCTTGCGATGCTTGGCTCGGTATTGCCATTTTACAGGTTTCACCGAATTTGAGGAATTACACTCATAAAGTTTCCTAAATGAGGCTCAATTTTCATAAGTCCACTGCCTCTTCCGCTGGGCTACACTCCCATAAAAAACTCAAAAAAGATTGAGTTGATTGTTATTTTCAGATTGATAAGTAGGTGGATGAAAATTACAGTATTCGTTAAAGGTAATCTTCATCTCCTTACAAGTTAGATTAGCATGTTTTGCTGCTTTCGGCAAGTTCCATTTTGCAGTAAACAACATCTCCATTGAGGTTCTTGTTTCTGGACGCATTATCCTGCAATCAAAGGTTCAGCATAAACCATAGTATCTTCATCAAGAGTATTGCGAACAAACTGCAAGACATTCATAAATTCAGTTACCGTATCACACGTCACTACCTTTTCATCACCATTATTAGAATAAAGACTAAAGGTGCGAGCAGTTGTATTCACCACGCAGCGAGTCAGATACTCGTCTTCTTGAAGTTCAAAAGTCATTCACGGTTCGTTTGATTACCTAGGTATTATAGGGTATCCTGTGGCGCTTGTCAAGGCGTCTGCCTTCCGTAATCATAACCAGCAATAGAATATTGCGAAGCATTTCCTGGGTAATCTGCAGGAGTTTCTCCTTTATATTCTACAATTAATTTTTCCCCATCTTTTCTTTCGGCAAAAATATGATAAAAGCAATCGACAGGCATTCCACCGCTTGCTTGAAGATAAATTTTGGATTCATCCCATCTTTTCACAATTACATCTTGATGGGAACCAATTGGAGTTAAAGAAACTGTAATTGATTGAATATCCACAAGATTCTTCCAATAGTCAGGAAGTTCAATTTCAGTTTCATTTTTAACTCTTCCGCGAATATAAACACCACCTTCAGGTCCTTCAAGACAAACATATCTTAAGCGATGATTTTCTTTGGTTGGATGTTGTATGTCAAATCCTTTCCATGATTGAACATTGATTGTACCAACTAAACTACAAGTCCCTCTAAAATCTCCTGTCGCAGTTCCGTTAATTTGCATATTATCAACTTGCATATTCCCGTATAAAAAGGGAGTGCAATCAGTATCAAAAAATTTATCATTTTGTATGCTCTTTACAACATAATCAAAACGGGTGGATTTGTTTCCAGATGGAGTAACATCTCCACAAAAACCACTTTCTTTTTTTGTTATTTTTAAATCTACATCTTCTGGCATTTTAATTCTCCTTTATGTCATAATGATAACCGGAAACAGAATATTCATCATTGTTTCCTGGATAGTCTGCGGGCGAGGTTCCTGGATATTCAGGAATTAATTTTTCTCCATCTTTTCTTTCTGCAAAAATATGATAAAAACAATTAATTGTCATTCCATCTTTTGTTTGCAGAAATACTTTATTGTTATTAATTTCTTTAACATTTACATCTTGATTATATCCAATAGGAGTTAATGAAACTGTAATTGTACTATAATCTACAAGATTTGTCCAGTATTCTGGAAGTTCAATTTCAGTTTCATTAGTTACTCTACCACGAATATAAACATCATTAGATGGTCCTTCTGGGCAAGTGTGTCTAAGTCTCCAATTTTCTTTAGTTGGGTGAGGAATATCAAAATTTTTCTTTGCAGATAGAATATGTCCTCCACATTGAGATCTTACATCTCCAGATGCAATAATGTCTCCACCAGAAAGAATTTTTGATGATACAAAAAGATTTGCCTTAATTACAGAATTTCCAACAACATATAAAGATGGTTTAGTTGGTGGAATTCCGCAATAAGAACCGCCAACATTTGGTTTGGGAGAATCTGCATTTGTATCAGGTCCAATCATTAATGTTGCTGAAATTTTGGGAAATGTTCCTGCGTCTCCAACAATCATTGGACCTTCAATATAAGCAGAACCATCGATTCTTTTAGATCCTCTTCCCAATGGTTCTGGTTTTGCTTCTGTTCTAGTTACAAATAATTGTCCAGTAACATGTTGAAAATCAGTATTTCCATTGACAGGAAATGCAGGTCTTTTGAGAGCACTGGCAGCAGTTTCTTGTTGAATATGTCCTGCCTTATTCTTCATAGCATTTGTGGCAGTCAGATTTAAGTCAGCCGCAGCACTAATGGAAGTGGATTCTTTTGAATCCATATTAATTTCTTTTCCACCTTCAAGTCTAATATTTTGATTACCTTGAAGAGAAATATTTCCAGAATCATTACTAGATCCTGTTGCGATTAACTCAATATTCTCTGCCTGGATTTTAATTGTGCCCTTACTAAACATTTCAATGTTTCCAGGTGCTTGTCCATTTCCACCTGCAGAACTAATATAAACTCCTATTTGATCTGCTGAAATATCATCTCCAGAAATAACCTGATAACGACCTCTATTTCTTGTCCAAATCCATCTCTTTCTAGGATCATTTTGATCAATAGTTACAAATTCAAGAGACTCTTGCCCTTGCATCATCATAGAAGAAATCACCTGATCATCATGAATATGACCATACTTTAGATTTCCGTCTTTTGTTCTTATATCTTTTGTTTCATTATTTTGAGCTTTTGTCATCAGAATAGTTTACCTACACAATCAATTACTGAAATAATTTTATCCGCTGGTACTGGAGTTTCTGGTTCTGTTGTTGTAGGTACTCTTGTAACCTTCAATACAGGTGAGAATATTGCATTAAATCCTGTTGTAGAATTTGTTCTAATTTCCGGAATATCAGTAAATCCAGTTCCAGGACTGGTAATATTTATCTTATCAATAGTACCGTCATCATTTACTACCAGTTCTGCTATTGCTCCATTATCCGGAGTGATAATAATAGAATCTTCTGGATTATATCCAAAACCACTATCAAGAACTTCAATAGAATCAATAGATAAAACAACATTATAAGGTATTCCAATAGTTTCTGGTTTTGGTGGTGTTACAGGAACTAATGGAAGTGTAATAATTTGATCCTCTTTCAAAACAACGGGAGAACCATCTGGAGGATAATAGGTATCGCCTGCTTTTGCTGCAATCGGACGGAATGGTTGAACGATATAATAATTTCCGTCTTCAGTTTGCACATATCCTTCATCAACTTCTTTCCATACTCTACCATTACCACCAAGACTTCCATCTGGCGCCGCAAGATATCCATCTCCAGGTGAAACAATAGTGATACTTTTAATTTTCATCAATTCGGTGCCATTATTATCAGTTTTTACTACTCCCGTAGAAGAATCTATATCTGGTTGCATATTTGCTACTACAGATGCACCACTTCCTTTACCTGAAGCGTCATAAATTTCAATATTTGGTGGTATTGAATATCCAGATCCTGAATTGACAATATCAAATGCAATAATTGATGATGAAATAGGACTAATCACAGGAATTGCAAATGCTCCAGTGCCGCCGCCTGTAGTAGGTATTGGAATTGTATTTGTTCCTCCAGTTCCTCCAGCAGTTATAGGAGTTCCTCCAGTTCCTCCAACAGTTACGGCAATTCCTCCAGCAGTTACAGGAGTTCCTCCAGCAGTTACAGGAGTTCCTCCAGTTCCTCCAGCAGTTATAGGAATTCCTCCAGTTCCTCCAGCAGTTATAGGAGTTCCTCCAGCAGTTATAGGAGTTCCTCCAGTTCCTCCAGCAGTTATAGGAGTTCCTCCAGCAGTTATAAGAGCTCCTCCTCCAACAGTTACAGGAGTTCCTCCAGTTCCTCCAGCAGTTATAGGAGTTCCTCCAGTTCCTCCAGCAGTTATAGGAGTTCCTCCAGTTCCTCCAGCAGTATTTAAAATTACTTGAGCTCCATTATCTGGTGTATTGGAAATAATAACTATTGGAGGTCCACTTGGAATCGGTCCACTATTACAAGCAGAGGAACTTTTTGATCCACTAACACCTTTAGAAAATGATTCAAATTGTCCTAATATGTTACCAAATTGTCCAACTATTCCAGAAATTTGACTTAGTAAACTTGCAGGAATTGCTAATCCTTGAGCAATTAAACTCTGCACTTGCCCAACAACATTAGTAATTGAACCAACAATTCCTCCAATTTGACTTTGAATATTTGAAACATCTCCTATAGTTTTTGAAATATTTCCAAATAATCCCATTCCACCCTCTATAGGTGATGCTGCACGATCTTGAGTTGTTTTATTATAAGAAGGTGCTTTTTGTTCAGTATCACAAGAAAAGAATTTTAAAATTCCAGGAACAAAATCTATAGCACTTAAAAGAGTTGAATTTGGCGAAGAAATTCCTTGAATATTTGAAAGTGCAGATCCAAGTTGTGATCCAAATCCTTGAACTTGAGTTCCAATAGAACCCAAAGAACCAGAAATACTATTCAGTTGCCCAAAAGCACCGCTAATTTGATTAGCAACTCCAGAAATACTACCAATAATACCAGATACTCCAGATGCTACCGTGCCAAGTACATTTTCTCCAAGAGAAACAATTCCAGAAATTCCACTAAAAATTCCATTAATAGGCTTAAGAACTAAACTTAATGCTCCAGTAACTGTACCAAGAATAGAATTTAAAATTGATTCTGTAAAATTTTGAGAAACGCATGGAGCGGCAATGATGCTATTATCTAAAAGCTTTGGAAGAATACTACAAACTAATTTACCCAAACCTCCGATAATATTTTTAAAAACACATGATAAAGTATCGGTTCCTTTTGCAACTTTATCATATAATCTTGGCATTTCACTTGGAAATAAATTTGGAGTAATTTTTCTTACATTTTCATTTAATTTTCCAAAAATAAATGATTTAATTCCTTGTACAATGGTTTTAATAAATCCCGAAATATCTTTACACGCAGCTTCAATTGCTTTTTGAATTAATGTCTGAAAATTTACTCCTCCCAATATTGCCGATGCTTCATTAAATTTCTTTTTTAATAATTCAACAGCATTCAACAAATTTTTTATAGTTTGTTGAATACCTTTCATTGGAGAGTTATTCTTTTTAGAAACATCTAGTAAGGGAACTTCAATAATACTGTCTTCCCTTTGATATCCAGAAGCAAAAGTTTTAATATTAACCGCATCCATTATGGATAATGGTGTATTTGCAACTATTCTGTCTTCTGGAACTTTTCTTGCATTTGTTCCATCTTTATAGGTATCATTAAAGAGTGCATAACCTATAGTATTCGGTTGAATTTGTGATTGACTGTTTGCTGCTGCAGCAGGTGATCTTGATGCTTTAACTGTTGCAGCCAGAACTTGTCTTTCAACTTCTGCAGGTGGAAGTCCTGCTGCTCTTGCGTTTGCCCTTGCTTCCGATGCTGCTTTAAATTCTGCTGCTGTTGGAGTTCTTCCAGGATTTAATAGTCTCTGTAATGAAGTTGAACTTAATTGATCAACATTTTCTGGAGCAGGAGGTGAGGGTAAGGATTTTGATGCAGAATCTTGAGGAGATTGTCCACCTTGTTGTTTTGGAACATTATTGTTAGAGTTTCCAAGAATACCATCGATGTAAGGTTCCTGCCCGCCCATGGCATCCATAAAAAATCCAGTTACCACTGAACCTGGTTCAATTGATGGAGTTGTTGCTGAACCACCAAGTCCTGAACCAGCAGTAACTGGCAAAACAGTATTTGCCATTACAAGCTGTTCATCAGGAAGAATATTCTTGTCTCCTGTATGCCAACCAAAAATTCTTATTTTATATCGATATCCCCAACCTTTAATGTCACTAACTTTATCAAATTTTTCACTTTCAATGTTTCCCGTCCAAGATTCTTTAGATACGACTCTACCAAACCATCTTGGAGGATGTGTTATAAATTCAGAATCAAAACCTTTTCCAGTTGTTACGTCAGACATAATTAATCTTCATAAATTCTACACTCTACTGCGTCGGGATTCAAATCGCAAAATAATTCTAAAGAAGTTGGATTATAATCTTCATTTGGATGATTGATTTGATATTTCTCAAGATCATTCAATTCATCTTCTAAATGGCGACGATGTTGCCCACTAATATTAGGATTATCAAGTTCATCTTTATTATTATTGATATGTTTTTGAAGTGATTTGTCCATCTTGGACACTAAGTAATTATTCTTTATTTATTATGTTTACTTTGGTTTTCTTCCGTAGGAATCTCGAATCAATTCTAATGAAGTATAAGTTTTTTGAGCACTGATACGATGACACAATGCAGATATCAAATATGTGCCACTCATTCTTGGATTAAATCCTGGAGTTGTTTTTGTAGTTAGTTCAGGAAAGTCACAATAAATCAAATCACCTGCTCTTAAACTAAAATCTCCTTCAATAATAATATTTAATTGAATTGTAAATAATTGATTATATCTTGATGCTGCCTGATTAATTGTTTTTGCCTTATCAATATCCAATTCTTTTGATTTTGGCAGTTGTGATTGCAAATTTTTTCCCTCAGGCAAATTGCCAACGGATTTAAAACTAAATGAAAATCTAGAAGAATCGTCTGCAAATATTTTATTTACAAACTTAAAATCAGTTCCTGCAATTGTAACTCCACTTTCTTGAGATGTAATATCAATTTGATTTTCTGAATAAGAACTTTCACGAGCATCAAATCCTTTGTTTGTTGAATTATAAGTTCCCATCATTAAATTGTTTTGGAAATCTCCAGTATTTCCTGCTTCATAACTTATAATTTTGCCATCATATCCTTCCGGAACAACAGAAGAATCTGTGTTATTGAAAATATATGATTTATATTTTTTCTTATTTGATGTAGTAGAACTTCCTTCACCTGTTCCTTCAAGCAAATTATCAATGGATTTAAAATGATATCCATTATAAGTTTCATAGAAAAAATAACCAGCAGATTTTCCATCTGAATTTTGTTTCTGTGGTATTGATTTTTTTGCCAACCACAAAATATTCCAAAAAGGTTTTTTGGTTGTTCCAATAAAATTAAAGTTATTATCTGTAACTTCTATATCAAGTTCTTTTTCAGTCCCAATTACTTCCATCATGATATTTTTAACATGCTCAGAAACCTTCCCATCATATCTTTTTATAACTCTTTTACTTTCATTTTTTAAATATTCGTTAGATACCAATTCAACTGTATATCCAGTTTGTTGAGTATGTTCAAATAATTTATCTCTTTGATTGAGATATAATGCATTTTTATCTGAAGTAAATGAAAGTTTGTTTGGAGTATTATCTCCATCTTCAAATTCTAAATAAACCTTTTCTCCATTGCCTATTTTAACTATATCGTCAACTCCTATTTTGCCTCCACTTCCATCATTGCCACCAGAAACATTTCCAGTATCAATAAATGTTGCATTGACTCGGATTGTTTCTGATAAAATATTCTCATAATAATAAAGCTCTATCGTTCCACCATTAACAGAAATTGGATTTCCTCCATCATTTGGATAGATCTCAAATCTGCTAATATTATTATTAACCTTTTTAATTGATTGACTTGTTGGCATATTACCCGTACATTAATGTGTCTTCGAATTGCATAGTTCTATTTACACTACCACCAGAGATTATTGGCGCTCCGGATTGACCAGAACCTTGACTTACACTTGCAGGACTACTCATATTTGACATTACTACCACAGATTCGGCGCCGTCTTCATAAGGAGCATATTTTCTTAAAGATGCAATAATATTTGGCATATATTTGATTAAGGATGCCTTACCATTTACATCATAGTTAAGAATATCAAGTAATCCAGGAACAACTTTTTCAGTTGCTTTGTAAGAATCTGCATCAATTACATATTCTTTTCCTTCTTCACCAATTTTTGCAATATGTTCCCTATCTAAAGTTTCTCCACCATCTTTATATGCTACGTGAACGTGATTGTAATGACTTCCAGATGAAGGTGTTCCTGGTTTTCCATATAAAAGTTCAACAGGTTTAACATTATTTTGTGCATTAAATTCTTTAACTTTTGCTAGAATTTTTGTTTGATCTTGAGGCCAGAACCCACCAATATCAACAGCACGGTCTACATTGTGCCAGGACCGATAAGATCTTGTAAAAGATCCTCCAAAATTAGGATGTTCAGTAACCCTACTAAAATCTCTAGGTGAATTTAATGTTTTATACATATATCTCCCAAGGTCTCCTGAAATTTTAGTTCCTCTGGCACTTCTTTCATATTTTCCTCCAGTTCCAGAACTTATATCACCATATCCACGAGATCCACGAGATTCAGAAGAACCAGCCATTATTTTAATATTTCCAAGTGCAGGAGCTTTTGCAGGACCTTTTAATTTAGCATTATAAAACCAACCAAAATAGTTATCTCCAGGACCACGAGTAACATCACCCCTATTTGATTTCATAGCACCTTTTTGAGTTTCCCCCATAAAGTCACTTCTTCCGCCAACAAAACTTGCAGCGTTTGCTTGCAATTGGGGATTTTTAATTGCCGCTGCAACTCTTTTAAGATATTCCTGTGATTTTCCAGATGCTTTAGCAGCAGATGCTAAATCAGAAATTGCTTTCCATTCCTTTGGATTTGAAAAAGTTGGTTCATATTGTCCAGATGCATTAATTATAGCCTTAATACTTTTTCCACCAGAATACATTCCAGTTGCTGCTCTATTATAAATTGACTGGGCAATATCTGCCCATGCTTGAGGATCACTATCTTCTCTTGATGCAATTGCAACTAAACTCCAAAAATCTGCATTTCCTCCAGAAACATTAACTCCAGATCCAGGTTGACCTGGTTCTAAACCCGGCTGTTCTTTTTCTTGTTGTTCTTTTTCTTGTGGTCGTAGTTGTAGTTGTATTTCTTCATCACTTTCTTCTGGAGAAACTTTTTGAATCATCAATTGTTTCATCAAATCTTGAATTGATTGATTTACTTCACTTGATACAGAATTTTCTACAGATTTTGCTATGACATTACTATAATCTTCCCCAACCATAAAGTTTCTTGCATCAACTTCACCACCTTCTGCAAATGCAAATGCATTAAAATTCATAGTTTGATTTAACCAAGAATTTAACCCAATACCAACATTCAGATAATCTAATTTGCCGGGTTTATCTCCAAGAAGTGTTTTTGTAGCGAGAGAAAATATTGGTCCAAAGAAATCTGCTTTTCCTAAAGTATCAGATGCCTTAACTAAAAATTCAAGAGGATTTGGCATCTTTTGGGGTACTTTTGGTTTTTTATCTTGTGTATTTTGAGAAGTTTGAGAAGGTTGCTTACCCTTGCCACCACCAAAAAGACTGGAAATCCAATTTCCAATAAAACTTCCCGTTTTTACAATATTTGTAATAATGTTTCCAGATGGATTTTTTGTATCTGGAAATAATTGTTCTAATTTATCTTTTCCGCCAATTTTAGAACCTGGTTTAACTTTACGTTGAGTAATTGCAAGAGTTCTCGTAGATTTTGCACCTCTAATATATCTTTTTGCTGGAGAATTTACTCTTTTTCCACCTCTTGTTGATGGAGTCGTTGAACCTCCACCGGCATACTCATATGGTTTATTTGTTTTTGGATCAGTATCAACCAACCCCATTTTTCTAAGTCCAACATCAGCCAGATTAAATGCAGCACTACTAGCCAAATAAGAAGCACCAAATCCTGCGACAGCAAGAGCGATAGCAGCAGGTATTCCAACTCCAGTTATTCCTAAAGCAGCTGCTCCTGCAGTTACTGCAGATGCAGCAATCAGTCCTGCACCAACACCAGCGATAGAACTTAAAAATGTTCTTAATCCATCCTTTCCTCTTCCTTGTGACACTAACATTCCAGATTCAATTAAATCTGGAATAAGCATGACGAGACCTAATAATCCTCCTCTATTTTTTAATCCTTTTGGTAATTTAATTTTACCAGCACCACCTCCACCACCTGTAGTAACTTTTGCTTTAGGTTTTCCTCCAAAAAATTCTGGTAATCTAAATCCACCTCTACCACCACGTCCCTGAGTTATTGGAGGACGTTCTCTTAATGGATTTCTTATATCAGGCTTTCCCTGCCCGCCGCCACCACTTGTAGTAACTTTAGGTCTTCCACCTTTTCCAGGTTTTGGTTTTACCTCATTCTTTCCTTTACCAAATCCAGGTTTAGTATCTTTACCAATGCTGAGCATTCCTGCAATAATTGCAAGATTTAAAAATGTATCAATAAGTCCACCAAGTTTATCAAAATTCTTTAATGCATCATCTCCAAATGTTTTTCCAACAAATCCCCGAGTAGCATCAATTGCCTTATAACCCCAATCAATAATTGTTATCAATCCATCAAGCATCTTTCCTGCAATATCAATCAAAAAGTCTCCAACTTTTATAATTATTGGAACAATCTTCAATAATTGTGGAAGAAAATCAATTAATCGTACAGCAAGAAATCCAAGAAAAGTATTGACAATAAAGTTTTTTATTATATCAAATATTCCAAGTTTAGGTAATGATGGTAATTTTATTTTTCCCTTTGATATTTTTGGTTTCTTTTTTTCAAATTCATTTTCTTTATCTACAAATTTTTTATTTTCTCCTTTTCTTCTTTTTGTTTCAGCATCTTTTCTCTGAAGAAACAAAGAATCCTTTAAAAATTTATCAATACTAATTACTTTCTTCTCAATAGTTAATAACAATTCCTGATTATATTCAGATTTAATTTCATTTTGACTGTACTTGGCAATTTTTCCAGGATCTATTTTTTCGGATTTTGATAAACTCAAAAACTTATCTGCTTTTACAATTGCAGTCTTGTTTTTTGAAACGAGAGAAGTATTAAACTTAGGAATTAAATTTGCCATTATTTCCTATTAACTCCTAAAGTTTTTGCAGCAGTATTTGTTCTACCATGATTTGGAGAGAACGATGGTGCTTTTGGAGCGCCACCTCCTACTAATTGAGATTTATTTCTTGCTCCACCTTGATTTAGGTTTACAAATCTTACTCTTGGTTGTGTTGGTGGTTTTATTGGTGTTGGAGTTGTTTTTCTTGTTATTGTAGCACTTTTTTTCAATTCTGCTTGACGACGAGCAATAGTTTCTTGACTTGCACCTCTTGCTTTTAGAGAAGCAATTGAACCTGCAGATGCTTGTTGGTATTTTTTTCTTTGATTTATTGCATCAATTTGCTTATATGCATTTGGATTAATTGCTCTTCCCAACACTTCAAGTGGATTTGATGATTCTGCAAATGGTGAGCCTTTCCATGGCATCATCTGAGGACCTCTTACATAAACAGGTTTACCACCTCTCATTGCTTTATATCCAACAAAAGGTTTTCCCTTATCATCAGTCATAATCTGGGTTTTGGGCATATCTTTAAATGATTGTTGCTTCAATCCATAACCACCCATAATGTTTCCACCTTGATAGGTGTTAGCACCAAGACCAGACAATACTGCTCTAGCATTTTTGGATATTCTTTCAGAATCACTTTCTTTGCCTAATCCAATAATTTTATCGTATAATCCGCCACCACCCCTTTGCCATCTTTCTTCCTTATCAACCAAATTTCTTAATTTTTCTATATCAGCATCTCGTTTTTCTGGACTTGCCTTTTTGCCTTTCTCTACTTGATCTGCAACTCGTTTTGCGTCCATATAATCAAATCCCTTATCTACCAAGTAATTTAATAATAACTCGGCACCCAAAGATTTAATATTTCCAAATCCACCAGGAACTCTTAGATTAGTTTTAATTCCTGGCAAATTGGAAATCCCACCAGTCACTCCAGTTCTAGCAAGTCCACCGCCCGTATAGGGAACAATAGCACGACTTGCTGGAATAGGTGATCTTACTCTACTTGCTGCTCTTTCTGCCGCCCTCATAGCATTTGCACTCGATTCTCCTGCATTAGGAACCATTCTATTTGCAGGAGTTGTAGATGTTCTTACTCTATTTGCTGCACTTTCTGCTGCATTAGGAACCATTCTATTTGCAGGAGTTGTAGATGTTCTTACTCTATTTGCTACACTTTCTGCTGCACTTTCTGCCGCATTAGGAACCATTCTATTTGCAGGAGTTGTAGATGTTCTTGGTTTTGGTGTGTTTAATTTTGATATATTATCTGCATATCCTCGCATTGGATTAGTTTTCATATCATAATCATATTTTTTTGCTAAATCATCAAGTCCTGCTGCTGCTCTGGAACTTTGAGTGAATGATTGTGGATTATTGACTGCTTTTAATTTTTCTATTGCAGACATGCGAATAGCATCAAGGGCATCATCAGCACCCGCCAGGCCCATGTTTATTTTTTGAAAATTTTGTTTTCCGCCAACCATTTTTTCAAAATCAGCAACTCCTCCTAATTTTTTAAAAGTTTTAAATAAATCTTCTTCTACACCAAACTTACCATTCTGCGAAAACATTCGTGCAGCTTGTCTAAGTGTATTATCATTTGGATTTGCCCCATATGTAGTAGATAAAGGAATATCACCAATCTGCCCACCACCTGCAGCATGAGGAACTCCAGAAATCATTTTTGGTTTATTAGTTCCTCCACCCTCTTTATTCATTGCAAGTAATTTATCGGCACCCCAATAATTAACTGCTGGGACGCTGAATACAATTTCACCGTCACTTAACATTGCTGGGACTTTATCAACTCCTTTTTTGCCTTTTACTAACCCCTCGTCATCACTTACAAATACATTAGGTTTTTGTTTTTGTTTTTGTTTTTTAGATTTTGGAAGTGTTGAAATAGGACTAACTCCCAATTCACCAAACATTTTACCTTTATTAAATTTGCTCAATCCACCACTAAATGCCCCGCGCATCATACCTTTGAAATTAACTCCACCCCCACCAGCAAGATTTGGTATCTTTATAAGTCCACCACCAGATCTTCCCTCAACTTTAGGTGTCTGTTGTTCTTTATTAGATTCGTCCCCACCAGCAAGATTTGGTATCTTTATAAGTCCACCACCAGATCTTCCCTCAACTTTAGGTGTCTGTTGTTCTTTATTATCTTCACCAACAAATCCATAAGATTTTGTTTTGCCAGTTTTTAGGTAGAATAATTGCTCATCAATCTCACCACCTTTTCCTTGAATTTTTTCAAAAACATTAAGATTTGCTTTTTGCTTTTCTAATGCTTTAATTTTATCTTCTTTGGTTCCTGGTGCTTTATCAGTTTTTCTCTCTTGCGCATTAACTGTTCCAGGAAACATTGCTGGAACAGTGGCTCCAGCAGTTACTAATGCAATTCCTGCGGCGATCGGATTTCTTGTAATAAATCTAAGAATCTTGGGTATTGCAAACTTTGATAATCTCAAAATACCCTTAATTGCAATAGCACTAAGGAATCTTACTGCGCCACCAAATCTAGTTCCAAATAATATAAATGCTGCAAGAAGTGCTGGTCCAAAATCTACCAGAAATCTTGTAAGACTTTTTACTTTTCCTTTATTTTTTGAATCACCAAACCAATCTAATAGTTTTACTACAATTTTACCTAAAATTACATTTTTAATAAAATTTGCAAAAATATCCCAAATTGATTGAAATGGTTTTGTAATTATATCAAATGCTTTTTTAATCTTTTCAAAAGGTCTTGATTCTAATGCTTTTTCTTTTTCAGATCTTGCTCTTCCTTCAGCATCTATTCTTTCTTTCTCAAATTTCTTTTTACTTTCTTTATTTGCATCAATAAGAGTTTGTAAAATAGAATCTAATGTTTTAGAAATTCTTAGAAAAACATTATCACCATCATTTTTAACCTCTTTATCGACTGGTTTCAATAAAGAAGAAACAAGACTTGTAGTATCTTTGGATGTTTGAGGAGGAAGAAATTTTTGTTGAGTAATTTTTAAAGGATTTGTAAATCCTTTACCAATTCCAAGTCCTTCTGCAGTTATTTTTTTCTTCTTTGGTTTAAATCTTCCTTTTTTACTCCTTACCCTCTTCCATTCATTTGTAAATGATTCAGATTCTTCTGTTGAGAATTTGCTTTTAGACATTCTGGAAGCAACCATTGCTTCCTTAAGATTTCTAACATATTCCTCATACGACAGTTCATACTCATTCTCAAGACCAAGGAGTCTCAGAATTCTCTCATCAATTTGTTCTGTCGTAGGATTACCAGCCATTACCTTTTGACTTTTGCTTGAGTTCTTCTTCCTCTAGATGATCTTTTAGAAGAGAAACGTAAATATCTCTCTCCCAAGGAATCATATTCTCAATCTCAGTTAATGAATATTTATGATACTGCATCAGAGAAAAATTTAATTTATAATAACACTCAAGGTCCATATGGACCATACCTATGCGAAAAAAGATGATAACCCTTCTAGAACAACTTCACTTTCAACTTCAGTCTTTGGATTTTTTACTTTAATTGTATGACTCAGTTTAGGCATCGTGTCGAAGAACTTTTCAATTTCTTTGAATTGAGAAGAATTCATTTGATCTAAAAATTCAACAATTTCTTTTTTGGTTACATCTGCCGCTGTCCAAACTTCATCTTCGCTATAAATTTTATCAACACAAGAAGCAATCAATTCAAATGATTGATCGATTGAGTTTCCTGAAGAAATATCAAAATTATTTTTAATAAATTGATCCAATGATGGATATTTCATTTCCATCATTAAAGTATTATCAAGTTTAATTTTGTTTGTATGATTTTCATCTTTTTTAACTTGAATTTCATCAACATTAATTTTCAACGAAACCGTAGTTTGCTCATCATCTGGACAAATAATATTGACTTCAATTTCTTCTCCAACTGATTTGCCACGAATGTTGAGGAAGAGATATTCAATATCAAATGTAGGTAATGCTTCTACTTTGATATTCTTTGTTTCAATACAGTTTTTAATAACTGTCTTAATTGCTGTTGTGATTTGCTTTGTATCTTCACTTTCCATTGCAATCACAAGAAGTTTCTCTTCTTTTACAAGGAAAGGTCTATATTTAATTGTTTGTTCTGATGAAGGCAATTCCAACTCATATGTTGGTGTAGCAATCTTTGGTAAAGGCATAATATCCTAAAAAGTTCAGTATGATTATTTATTACAATTAGTTGACGTTAAATCCCGGAATACCATTAAATCCTACCTGAGAACGAATAAGATTTTGTTCTGCCGCAGTTACATTGAAAACATCCGCCCCAGTTCTTCTGCCAGTTCCTGTTGCACCAGGTTCTGGAGATTGTAAGTTAAATTGATTTGGAGAAATATTTTGATTTATATTTTGTCTAGAAGATTCTGTTGCAGTTGAACCAAGACTTCCTAAGAAATATCTATCATAAGAAAATGAAACTATACATTTTAATAATTGAGAAGAATCATAAGATACTGGCATAGAATCAATTTGAAGTGGAAAAGCATTTACAAAAGTATAAGGTATAAAACTTCCTTCATCTATATCTCTTTCAAACTTACTTAGATACAGCGAAGTTTTATAATTTTTTGGAAATTCCATTCTATAGGCAATTGTTGTATCTTCACCAAGACTAATTTGTTCTCCAGAAATATAACGCATCCACACTTCAAATACTCTTATTTGAATATAATTTCTGTCAACATAGAAAGTAAATGATGCTCTATCATCATATAGTCTTCTATGTGCATGTTTTTGAGTAACTCCAGTAAAATCATTATTTAATTCATGAGTCATGAGAGATGAACCAGGAAGACTTGCCTCAGAACATGATATAGTTAATATATCGTCTAAACCTGCGTCAGCAGTCAGCCCATTATCTTTAAGTCGATCTCTTACTTTTTCAGGAATTGTAAATTGGCATTGAAAATGAGAAGTTAATGCTGGTTGCATCAACTTATTTTTGATACTATCTATATTTCTTTTTGTTGGCGTAAGAATAGCTGGCATCTATAAATACTTTTACTTGATATATTATGTAGTCGAGAAATAAGAAAATGCCTCGCGATTCAAAGTATAATCAGGGAAGATTTCATCCACAAAATCCCGAAAAATACAAGGGTGACATTCAAAATATTATCTACAGAAGTTCTTGGGAACTTAAGTTTATGCAGTGGTGTGATAGAAATCCAAATGTGATTGAATACGCATCGGAAGAATTCTGTATTCCTTATCTTTCACCGATTGATGGTAGAGTGCATCGTTATTTTCCTGATTTTATAATGAAAGTTAAGGAACAATCTGGGGAGATTAAAAAGTATATTATAGAGATTAAACCAAAAAGACAGACAGTTCCTCCAGTTCAAACTTCTAAAAAAAGAACCAGAACATTTATTAATGAAGTTAAAACTTATGCAGTAAATGAGGCAAAATGGAAGGCAGCAGAAGAATGGTGTAAAGATCACTTATTGGAGTTCAAGGTTATTACAGAAGATCAATTGGGAATTAAGTAATGGCACAAGGATTTGGACAAAATATTCAAAAGCAATCAAGTAGAGTTTCACAGCTCAAAAGAAAGATTAAGAATATCGACAATTCTGATGACATTTTGTTATGCATTATGGAAGTCTTTACTAATAGTGAGTTTATCCCTGATGTTGGAAAATATTATACTTTTGTTTATTTTGCAAAAACTCCCAATATTACTTATGATCAACACCCATTAATTGCAGTTACTTCTGTAGAACGTTGGGGATTTAGAGGACTCAATTATCATTGGAATCAATTTAGAAACTATACATGGCAGGAAGTTATAGGTAAGATGCATGTAATTGAAGCAAATGAGATTGAATACTTACGTTCATTACCTTATGCAAAATTCATTACTAAATAGATAAAAAAGTCATAAATGTCTCATACTCTACAAAAAATTGAGATAATTAATCCTCTTGCAATTGAGGAGGATTTCTGATGGCTGATAATAAAATTCAAAGTTTACAATATATACTTCGTACAGGAAATGGTGGTTTAAGATCTTTTGAAACAGAAGTAAATAAAGAAACTGGCGCATCTGTCACATATGAAAGAACCAGACCATTTCAAAAAGACGCAGTATTAAGAAGTGATTCAGTAAAAAATCCAGATGGAACAAAAACTTTTAAAAGTTCTTTAGTAGGAACTTCTGCAAATGCATCAACAGAAGAAAAAAAATTTTTATTAGAATCAGTTGATAAACAAGCAAATAATCAAAGAGCAGCATTTGTAAATAAAAATTTTACGGAACCACAAAAAGCAACAATCTTTAAAGAAGTGCCGGGAGTTAAAAATACTACAAAACCTACAGCGGCCGCGCCAACGGATGCAGGAGAAAATGATACACTTGATATTGGCGCAACTCAACAAAGTTTAAATAACCTTGGATCTGGAATTGACGCAATTGGTAGAGAATCATATCCAACAGATTTAAGATATCCAAAACAAATTAAAAGCGATCAAGATCGTATTATATTCAATATGATAAAATATGTTCCTACAAAAGCAAATTTAAGTAATATTCCAACTTCTAAAAGTGTTTTTTCAAGAGGCGAAGCAACTAATTATATTGGCACTGTAACAATGGCAATTCAAGGATCTATTTCAGATATGAATTTAGTTGGTTGGAACGATGGTAATATGAATGCCTTTCAGGCTTTAGGTGCTGCTGCTGCTCTCACAACAATAGAAAATGGAGCTGAAGGGGCAAAAGATTTTACTGATCAATTTTCGAGCATGATATCTGGAAACAATGCTGCATTAAAAACCGCAGCAAAGGCATACTTTGCTGGACAAGCAGTTCAAAATCAAGAACTTTTTACTAGAACAACTGGAGCAATTGCAAACCCAAATCTTGAACTTCTCTTTCAGGCACCACAACTTCGCGAATTTACTTTTAACTTTTTATTATCCCCTCGTGATGAACCAGAGTCAATTGAAATAAAAAAAATTATAAGATTTTTTAAACAAGGAATGTCCGTAAAAAGAGCATCTACTGGAGTATTTTTAAAAACTCCAAATACATTTAAACTTCAATATAGACAAAAAGGAGATGATGCAAAAGGAGCAAAATTCCTTCCACAAATTAAAGAGTGTGCTCTTCAAAATTTTGGAGTAAATTATACACCTGCGCAAAATTATTCAACATTTAATAATAATTCAATGACTGCATATGAACTCAGCATGACATTCAAAGAACTTATTCCAATTTATGACGATGATTATAAAGAACTTGATGGCAATTCTGATGAATACATAGGTTACTAAAAATGGCATCATACTTCAGACAGGTTCCAAATTTTGAATATGTAAGCAGAACTGCTGGGGAGCAGAATATTTCTGATTATACTGAGGTTAAGAACTTATTCAAGCGCGGAAAATTAAGAGAAGATATTATTCAAAATCTTGCTTTCTTTACCAAGTATAAGATTGTTGGCAATGAAAGACCTGATAATGTTGCATATAAACTTTATAATGACGAAACTCTTGACTGGGTAATTCTTTTAACTAACAATATTCTGAATATTCAATCAGAATGGCCATTAACTCAAAAAGCATTTGATAAAGTAATGCTTGAAAAGTATGGTGATTATGAAACTTTATACGCCGGCATTCACCATTATGAAACTACTGAAATTATAAACTCAAATGGAGCTATAGTTTTACCAGCAGGACTTCGTGTTCCAAATACCTGGAATACAAATGGAAACTTTATTGAAGTTAATAATACCAAGATAGGACAGATATTCTCTGGCAATGGAATTACTCCTACAACCACTGCAACAGTAACTATAAATGATGGAATTTTTGGATTAAATGTTGGTTCCCAAGTCACAATCAACAATGTAATAGAAAAAATTTATAACGGAACTTTTATTGTAACTTCTGTTCTCATCCCTTTTGAAGATGGTCGTGCAATTTCATTTACATATGAACTTCCTTCTACACCAAATATTCCTATTCCTACTCTAGCAACCCCAAGAACAGAAGAAGTTTTATTAACCATAGAAAGTCCTAATGGAACCGGAAACTCTTATTACTATGAGTATTATGATGAAGGACTTGGTTCTTCAGTCCAACTTCCTCGCGATTCATTTGTTAGGGCAGTAACTAACTTTGAATATGAAGATGAAATTGAAGATAATAAAAGGAATATTTTTATTCTTAAATCAAAATACTTAAATGTTGTCTTTAATGATATGGACGATTTGATGCCATATAAATCAGGTGGAGTCCAGTATGTGAACCCCACCTTAAAACGCGGTAGTAATATTCGACTTTATACCTGATTACATATCAACTAACTTTTGAAAATATCCAAGAGCATCATCTTCATCATCATCACCTGAAGCGACAACAGGAAGTGAAGGTGACTTGCTCTTACGATAAGACTCTTCCAATTCTTCAACTACTTTGTCTTCCTTGGTAGAAGTCTGAACATAGGAGTCATAGACTTCCTCCTGTTCAGCAACTGCACGAGCAGCACTCTTTTGCCCAAGAGTGTAATTCAGACGCTTCTGAAGATCTTCATATGACTTAAATTGATCTGGAGCAACAATAGCAGATAGAGAATACTCTTTCTTCCACAGTGCTTCCATTGCATCATCATCTTCCAGAAGAGGAGAGGGTTTATCAAACTCTGACTTATCATAGTTCCAGTAACCTTCAACCTTACGAATCTTCAGACGGAAGTTTGCACCTGTCCAGAAGTCATAAGGATTCATTGGTTGTTCATCTTCAAATTCTGGTTGCATTGCATTCAGAATCTTGTCGAAGATTTTTTTACCAAACTTAAACAAGAATACCTTGCCTTCATTTTCAGGATGAAGAGGATCCTTTACAACATAGATGTTGCTATAATAGTTCAGTTTACGCTTTTGCTTACGAACAGTTTCTTTATCTTTCTCGCTTCCACTGTTCCAAAGTTCACGATTGTGCTCAGAAACAGGATCTTTTTGTCCAATAGTAGTCAGCGAATTTTCAATAAACCAACCACCAGGTCCTTGAAATGCATGAGAATACATTTTAACCCAAGGAAGATCTTCACCTTCTGGAGCAGGAAGGAATCGGATAATTGCAGAACCTACACCTGTTTTATCCATCTCTGGTTTCCAGAAACGATCATCTGCACCACCAGAAACAGTATTCATCTTCTCAACTTCTTTCACCAGTTTTTCAGTGAGAGAACCAAGTTTAGATTGCTTTTTAAGACTGTCAAATGACATTTGTGTACCTCGTATTAATTGGATTTGGCTTTTGTGTACTCTGTTATTTTACAAGAAGAATCAATTTTTGTCAATCTGATTACGCATGACTCCAAGCATTTTTGTCATGTTATTAAAAATGACATTCATATCAACATCAGAAGAAAGACCCATCATTCTTGCAGATTCTGCAATTTTTCCTTTCATTTCCCGCGCCTCGGGATCATCAGATAAACTCATACGAGTATAAAGAACTTGCTGCTTGCTTAAAAGTTTTTCTAGAAGAGTTACATGATAAATTTTATCTTCTTTTTCCATTGAAGGAAATTTAAAGACACTTCCATAAATTTCATCTTGAAGTTCAGAGATTTCTGCCATCTCCGCACGAACAAATTCAGAATCAAAAAAACTCATGAGTCCCCTACAATTACTTCTTTCAAAATCTTCCTATAACGGAATACATCAGTATTTAGAAATGGACTATACTTTTTTATTTTTAAACTGACGGTTTCCCACACAGGATCCTTCAATTTCTTATCAAAATTCTTCCCGTACATGAATATTCTATCATAGATTACCATGGTTTCCAGGCTAATTTTCCCGCCCAGGAACATTTTCAATAGCACTGGATGAGACTTGGAACAATCAAATACTTGCTCAAACTTATGATCTTTAAATAATTTTTCAGATTCTTCTTTAAAGATATAACTTAAAGACTGAATTCGTTTCTGCCAATCTTTATAGTGGGTATCTCCATCATGAATAATACTACCAATCCACAGACTTGATGGATCATCTACATGAATAAAATTTGAAATAAAAAAGTCTATTACCTCTTGATCTGTTTTATTTCGTGATAGTTTTTCAAACCAAAAGCGATCTTTTCTTTTATAGAAGGAGTCTAGATTTGCTCTGACTTTTCCCTGATACTTATGATAATCGTAGTTATTTTTAGTAAAATGATTTTTCAGAGCAAGATAAGTTTTATAAGCATCAAAAGGCGCCATTCAAAAAAAAAGTAATATAAGGGATTTTTGCCGGGGAAATTTTCCCACCTAAAATGGAATTAAAAGACTAATTTGGCACGAGAAGTCTTTTTCAGAAAGTTAAGTTCCATTGCTTCATACTTAATCTTTTCTTTCAATGGTTTTGAAATCAGTTTAGGTACTGATTCTACATCAATATTATTCTTCTCACAGAAATGAATAATTGCATCAATATAACTCATCTTCTCCTCACTATGCACAAGATTTTCAATCTCTTGCGCAAAACGAGTAGGGCAGAAAAACTTACTTTCCAGTACCTTTTCTAATTCATTCTCCATTCTCTGTCCCAGTATTGTGATGTACAAATTCTTTAATATAACGAACTAATAACTTAATATAATCCTGTTTGTTCCTTTTGTCAAATACCTTGACTTCTCCTTCTGGAGTTACCATGATAGTAATAAGTTTTACGACGGGAATTTCAGTAAGTTCGTAGTATGCAGAAGCATAGAACATCTCCTGCACAAAGTAGTTTTCTAACCACTTTTCGGGTTTAATCTTACTTGATGTCTTAAAGTCTATAACAGCCAGTTCT